TCTAATTCCATCCCGCTGGTTAGTTGCGGAATATGAGAATATTTTGAAGTTTTCAACCAATTCCATTATACATTATACAATCAAAAATATTTTTTAATAGAATCGACGTCAACCATCTCTCCTCCTAGCGCACTCTCCTTTGTCTTAAATTGATTAAAAAACTCTTTTTTTAATACATTCATCGGGGTATGATTGTGAACAGAACGAGCTATCATTTTATATAATTTAAAGTCGGGATATCTCTCTTCGCCCGATTTTTTATATATCATATTTCTCCCCTTGTCGTCTTTACACCAGTCTAAAATAATAGTCAAAATCGGCGATTGTTCTATTTGTTCGGGCGAACAATTTTCAACAATTTCATCATACATAGAACATCCCAGTCTACATAAATCAAAACTGAAATTTGGTTCGACTGACTGTTTCTTTTCGTTGTAATAAGGCGGGAAGTTATATTGAGTAGATGCGTCGCCTGAGAACGAAAAACAGTCGCTACACATAAGGTCGCCTTTGAATTTATATACGGCTCTACCAAAATCTATTATTTTGAATATTCGACCAAATGTAGGAACTTTATATACTTGCCCGTCGATTTTATAATTGATGAATTCAATGTCAGTAGTTATATACATAATATTATTTGTATGTAAATCATTGTGGGTGAGAGAGAACGCTTTTTGATATACTATCAACGAGAATATAACTTGTAATACAATTGCTCCAATTTGAATATCCGTCATAGACTCTAATTCGGGTAACAATGAGTCTAAGGTATTTTCGCACTGCTCTAGAGCAATTATCTGAATTGGGAAATTATTTATTTGTGCAAAAACTGGCGGTTCTTCATCTTCGTCACATTCGTCTGAGGCGGAACACCATTCACCTCCATCGTCGTCTACTTTTCCATCAACCTCTCCATCAACTTCCACTTTCTCAACTTCTCCGTCAACCTCTTCATCTACTTCCCCTTTCTCAACTTCTCCGTCATCATCGGACGCAGAAGGAGTAGAATTTGACGAATTCGAAGAACATGATGCATCGTCGCTTAAATCATCGAGGGATAATTTTATGTTATCTGGTTCGTATACAATAGAGGGAATTATATCTTCGGCTGATAGAGCTACATCTTCGCATAATTCGAATACATCGTCTAGTATAATTTCAGGCCCATCATTTATAACTAGATTAGGTCTGTATTTTCTCGAGTCGACTTTAGTTTTATTATTTGCAATCAATGAAAATAGTACATTATTATTTTTATTAAAAAACTCACACTCTTTGTTATATTCTATATCATCCGATATATCGGCGATAAACTTTTCTTGTATCGCAAGGAACGCTCCATAAAATTCGGTTCCGTTTATAAAATTGTGAGAATGTTTCAATTTACTATTCAAGTAATAAAAAAATCCGTCTATATACATAGAATTATTATGATCTCTCGTTTTTTCATGCGACACTGTTTCATTGAACGAAGGTAGCGAAAGTATATTGCCTTTGAACCCTTCATATTTTCCAGTAATGTAATTTTGTGGGTCAAGTATAGGACCGTATTTTAAAAATACATTTTTACTCTTAATATTCTTAGTTTGTTTATTCATTATTTTTGCATTTATTGTATTTTGGGTTACATTTTTTATAACATCAACCAGATAATTTTCGTTATTTAAATTAAAAGAATTGAATTTTTTCCGATTCAATGAAAAAAACTTGTCATAAATTGGTATATAATTTTGAAGGTTGCTCAACCCCATACCCGACTGTTCTAGATTTTTAAATAATAAAGAATTATCGGTTTTCATATAATGCATTTCCATTAATGGGGTTATATATTTAAAAACTCATTTTTTAACCAATTAATTTTATTGCTTAAATTGCAAATGAGTCTATAAAAAGTTAAAATGAGTCTATAAAAAGTTAAAATGAGTCTATAAAAAGTTAAAATGAGTCTATAAAAAGTTAAAATGAGTCTATAAAAATCTCGAATATATATTGGAGGGTTCAGCTGATAAATAAACATTGTCGAGATTGGATAATGAAATTTCGTATTTGCCGCCCCATTCTTCTCCATTCCATCTTTGCCAGAAAATTCCAGTAGGTTCTTCTTCTAGACGAGACCTAAACCATAATATTTTTCCCTGCAATATTTCTCCTTTTTTAAAATGCACGTTAATCCAACTGCCATCTTTAACAACTCCATCGTTTATATCTTCGCTAATTCCTGTTAGTTCCAACACCGTTCCGTCGAGTTTAGTTAATAAGACTACTCGTCGATTTCCTGCTTCTTTCCATTTTATAGTAGACATTAATACCTGTATATATAATTGTTAAATGTATTTAACGATTATATAATAATTTGAAATGAATTATTATTAATACTATTTTTACAGTTAATAATAATGAGTAAAACAGTTGAGTTAAAATTACGGGAATCTGCCGAAATTGAATCAGAAGTGTTTATAATGTTCGCACCAGGGAGTTTCGCACCAGAGTTCATTTCTCAATCAGAGAAAAACGGTAAAAAAATTTGGATATTCGACACAAATAAATATTACGAGTATGCATTGCGTACAAGATGGATATATGTTCACCCAGAAAAGCACTATACTACAAACCCTTTACGGTATGTAGGAAAATATACACATACTGAAGAGTATGGAGGGACGGGGGACGGTCGTCGCAGTGTTAATTATTTCAATGACAATGGTATAGTAAACGCTATCCAAGATAATTACGATGCTCCTGTATGCTTTAGAGAAGTTATCTATTAAAAAATGCTGGTGTAAAATCGAATTATCTCATATTATTAAATACATTAACAACTTTATCATAAGCGTTCTAATATATTACAACTATAACAGATACAATCACTACAGTACGAACAATATCAGATTGGATAGTAAAATGGATAGTCTATTTATATGTGGTCCCTCGCCGACACTAACCCCGGTTGTAGATATTAGTATATGCGAATACATTATAATATCACAATTGTTAATTGTCGTATGCGGATAAATTATAGCAATTAATCTATTGATATATCTTAATAATGTCACTCGAATTGAAAAAATTTAGTATGAGAGATATCAGTTTCAGACCAAATGAAAATAAAGGACCTGTAGTTGTTTTAATCGGTAGAAGAGATACCGGTAAATCCTATCTAGTTCGCGATTTGTTATGGTACCATCAGGACATACCCATCGGCACCGTAATATCAGGCACAGAAGCCGGAAACGGGTTTTATAGTGCGCATGTACCCAAATTATTCATTCACGATGAGTATAATGCATTGATAATAGAAAATATATTAAAACGTCAAAAAACTGTCCTTAAACAAATAAAAAAGGAAATGGAAACATATAAAAAAACTAGTATAGATCCGAGGGCCTTTGTAATATTGGATGACTGTTTATATGACGCTACCTGGACTAGAGATAAAATGATGCGACTACTATTTATGAACGGGCGTCATTGGAAAATTATGTTAATAATTACAATGCAGTACCCCCTTGGAATCCCCCCCAATTTAAGAACTAATATTGACTATGTATTTATTCTAAGAGAACCTTATATTGCAAATAGAAAACGTATATGGGAAAATTATGCGGGAATGTTCCCGACATTTGAATCGTTTTGTCAAGTTATGGACCAATGTACAGAAAACTTTGAATGTCTAGTAATCAATAACAACGCCAAATCTAATAAATTACAAGACCAGATTTTCTGGTATAAAGCCGAACATCATGCAGATTTTAAACTTGGCTCAAAAGAGTTTTGGGAATTATCGAAAGATTACAATTCTGACGACAACGAAGAAGTTTACGACCCTGCAAATATTAAAAAACGGGGGCAAGGACCGAAAATTATGGTGAGAAAGAATAAGTGGTAGTTCTTCTACCTATTTATATATAATACGTTTGCGTTTATATATAATCCAAAATTTAAAATTATATGATATGGTTGACCGAATTAGACTAACTTCGTTATCTGTTAAAGAATTTACAGAAATTCAACAGCAATGTGGTATGTCAGTTATATTAAAATTTGGAGCACCTTGGTGTGGTCCGTGCAAATTAATAAAACCGTTATGCGATGAATTTGTTAAACTAACATCTGGGTTTATTTACGCCGATATAAATATAGACAACAGTGAATTATTTAATGCTTTAAAATCCAAAAAAATGGTTAAATCTATTCCAACAATATTATTTTACGACAAAAATGCACAGAGAGATTTCTGGTATATTCCAGACGAATCTGTTATAGGAGGAGATATGACTCAAGTTCGAGCATTTTTCGATAGGTGTAATTTAAAAATTAAAAAGAGTAAATAATGTATTTATCTAATGATGTGTTTATCCGTCGGTTGAGAAATATTTAAGTATTGTATTCATAAATGATAAAATTATCAAGTTAATAAATGTTGCTCCATAAACAACATATTTTGCCGAATTGTTACTTCCGCCGCATGTCTGTGTTTGTATCAGATATAATAACGAAACCATTTGTATCATAATAAATAATGTACTAATCCAAGAAAATTGATAGTATTCCTCTGATACATGCCCTTGATTTATTTTTTTATAATAGGACATGTTCATTCCCAAAATCCATACCAAAACTATCAACGTTAGTATAGATGGCAGCGAATTGACTACTAATCCCTTTATAAATTCTACAATACTATTATCTAATGTTGGTTTGTTTGACAGCAACGCAAATGAGAGAAACATTGAGGTAAAAATAGTGCACGCGATTACACCATAACCCCATATAGACGCATTTGCTGGACCATTGCTCCCATCCACGGTAACGTCGCTGCTAAAAAATACTTTAATAATCACGCCTACTAGAGAAAATCCTATTAAATTATTTGTAATATATGAATTTTTACATTGTGTAGCTGACATTTATATATATAAATAAATAAAATGTTTATTTCAATAAAGACATTAACATTGATATTCTTCCATCTAACATAAAAACTAGACTAGAAAGTTCTTTTATTTCAATATCTAGATTTATTGTTCTATAAGAATAGAACCATTTTTGTGTACACTCTTCTAATTCTTTGTTTATTAAATCTCTTAAATAAACTATCCTCCTAACCAATTCTTCCGTATTAATCTCGCATATACGTGAAATGTTGTCGTGCTTTATCTTACCACATATAACATTTACCATATCAATCTTAAGATCTATATCAAGAGATTTGATTTTCATATGAATGTCTTTCATACGATTACATGAATCAGACCCATTGAATACAAATGACACTCCGTTGTATACTAAATTTATAGTATTTGTTACTATTTTATTTCTTATATTGCTTCCAAATAATGTCATAACTCCTCCACCGACCACATATGCTAACATCTATATTAATAATATATTTATAATTAAATATATTATTAGTTATAATTGTTTATAATTAGACGATTTGAATGATTGATTTATTCTGAGCACTCATATGTAATATTTTGTATAAACAGTAAATCGTTATAATGTAGAAATGCCGATTTAATTATGCGACCAGGATTGGGCTCGAAGGTTTAACAAAATGAGGGCTCATATACCGCTGGAGATTAAAGTATGTCAAGTGTTCTCCGGTCGGGATTTTTAAAAGT